CTTGGGCGACATCGCGGGGCTGAAAGATTACGTCACCAATAACAGCAGGCTTAAAGATGGCGTGGAATACGCCAACATGACACCAAAGACGGACGAACGCTCGGTAACGCTGACATTCACGATAGAGGGCAGGAACGCCGCTGAGTTCCAAAACAGAAAGCGCAAGTTCTACGAAGAAATGTACAAGGGTGATGTGTCCCTGAAAGTGCCGAGGAACGGCAACGAGACTTATAGGCTGAAATACAAGGCATCAACAGGTGCTTATGCCCAGACCCTTGACATGACATTCTGCAAGATTGGTGTGAAGTTCCAAGAGCCTAACGTGAGGAATAGGGATTAATACGCTACAAAAGAGTTGTTGTAGCGTATATGACGGATATTAGCGCACCCCTTTGCGTAATTATTAGGAACTTTGAGATATGGAAATATACGGATTGAATGGCAATTTGTTGTTGAACCCACCAGTAACGCAAGAAGCGGTACATGTAGAAGAGCTGATGAAATCTAATTTTGTCAGGCTATTGTGGCGCGCTACATCTAAAGTGACTCTTCCTGTTGGAACTTACATAATTGTCGATGGGGTTAAATATTCATTATTGGATGAATATGTTCCACAATCAGAGAATGAGTATTCATTCAAATATGAACCTGAGTTCCAACACCCATATATGGCTTTGGGTAGGATGCCATTACCGTATTATGGAAAAGATGCAAGCAATGGCGAAGTGATAGATTATGACTGGAATATTACCGATAAGCCTGCAAATATTCTTGCATATATATGTGCATGTCTAAACAGAGCGTTAGGAATAGAGCCGCGTTCACAGGTGGGGTGGGGTTTTGTTATAACATCTTCTCTTGATACCGTAACCGCCACTTGTACATTTAATTCTGTGGATTTCCTTTCAGCCCTAACAGAGGTATGCAATAAATTTAGTACAGACAATGGCACCGTAGAGTACATAATAGATTGGGAGAGCAGAATTATTCGTTTTGGCGTAAACATTTCTTCAGGCGACAACGTAACATTAAGGGTTGGCGATAATATTGGGGTGGCATCCCAAAATGGCTCTAGGGATAAATATTACAACCGCTTTGTAGTCAAAGGTTCGACAAGAAACATATCTCGGAAATCTGTTGACAATTTAGAGAACGTATCCACCAATACGAGGTTGACATTAAACCCTGTTAAATACCCTAATGGATATATTGACAAGGTAAAACAAGGAGAAACACCCTTTACCAAAGTTATGGTATATGATGATATTTATCCTAGATTGGACTTATATGCCTATGATGTAAGAGAGCGGACACTTGACGTTGTCGACAACAAAGGGAAGAAAGTGTTTGATAAAATTGTCAATGGGAAAAAGACATATAAAAAATATTCAATTTGGTATCTTCGATTGGCTTATCCAACCTATGCGGAAGATGGGCAGACCATAACAAAATGGAACGATTTTAAAGCACCCAAAAATATTGTCTTAGACGGATATTCTTTAAAGGCCGTATTCATGCCAAATGAGACAGGCAAGAACTCTGCACTTGCAGGGAGGGAATTTGAGATGCGCTTTTATGACGAGCATTCGACATCCCCTCGCAAGAACGACCCTGAAACGGGGCTAGTGGAAGATACTGGCATGCAGGTCAATGTCGGTGACTACGAGATAAAGTTCAATGATGAAGGAGGAACGATAATCCCCACCACGAGCGCACAAGGGATTGTTCCGTATGGCGAGAATACACCCTCCCTCAATGGTGATAAGGTGGTACTTTTCAATATCACCATGCCCCAAGAACATGTCAAGTCAGCGCAAGGGAGGTTGGAAACGCAAGCCCTTAAAGACATCGCCAAGATGCAGCGTGACAACAACCATTACTCGTTCAAGTCGAACCCCGTAAGTTTCGAGAAGTCCAACCCTCACCTGAAAGTCGGCATGGCAGTCACTTTCGATGATGGTAACGGATATTCGCTTAACACTAGGATTACGGCCGTAACAACGAAGATAGATTATCCTTTCGAGCAGGACATAACCATCGGAAACGGCATCATCAAGGGCAACACCCAAACAATAAAGGAGGACTTGAAGAATGCCAACGAGAACATAGGCATCCTAAGCAGACTCAATAATGCCGTAAGCACCAAGGCCGAGGCCTATTACCATGCGCTTAGGGAAATTATCGAGAGGTTCTCAACATCTTTCGATGACCTGTACAAGAAATTAAAGACGAAACTCAGCAAGACGGAAGACGACACAGCCGAAGGTCTTATCACTTTTAACAAGGGCGCGAAGACACCTAAGCATTTCAACATAGGCGACTTCGTCCCAGGCGTAGGGGGCGCGACACTCGCCCAATACCAAGGCTACACGTATTTGGAGGTTGATAAGGCATACATCCGTCAAAAAGCCATATTCAACAGCCTTGACATCATGAAGATAACGTACTCTTTCGGCAATAGGGTTGTAGGAAAGGGTGGTATCAAGATTACCAAGGTGACGGCATCGGCTAACGGATACATGTGCTATTTCCTAGCTGAAAGTGATGGCATAAAAGTCCGAAATCCCTTTATTGTTAACGATTTGGCTATCTGTCAAGAGTTTAATGTGTCACAAGGAACAACGGAACATGCAACCAATCACTTTTATTGGCGTAAGGTGGTACGAGTGGGCGAGAATTGGGTAGAACTATCCAAATCTATCTGCGCCAGTGGTAGCGATATTCCTTTACAGGGTGACGACCTATGCCAGCTGGGGTATATGGGTACAGACAATCCTGATAGGCAATGCGCCATCATGGAACGCACATCAGGTGAAAATGTTCCCTCTTATGTGATGTTACAAGGCATTGACAACTTCACATTGGAAGGAAAAGATGTAATAAGCTACGGATGGGACAACGCCAAGGGTAGGGCTTACATGAAGACCTATGGGGAAAGCTTTATCGGTGACAGGAACAGGACTGAATATGTCGAGTACACCCCCGAGAATGGTTTGGAGGTAAAAGCCAAGAAGATAAAGCTTGTTTCCAATGGCAATGCCACAGATGTGGGCGACGGCATCAGAAACGCCAACCAAGGTGTTTCTAACCTCGCCCAAAGAGTAACGAGTGTAGAGGTTAAAGCCAATGGCATAGAACTGAAAGTTGAGAGGCAAAAGATAGGTGGAACGAACCTATTAAAAGGTAGCGCATTCGATATCCTCGCCAATGTCACTACCTATCTTACAGAACTAGTGAAAGAGGGTGACAAGAGACATGGTAAGAGGAATTGTGTCAAAGTCAACTCTTTAGGTCATACAAATGAACAGTTTGCTGGTACGAGGTTTTCTATTCCTGCGCTCCCAGATACAGAATATACCGCATCTGTTTGGCTGATGTCCGACAATATCGCATCAATCGACCTAGGTGTTTTTAGTGAGATTATCTACCGCAAGGGAACAACACGTTTAAGATGGTGGAGTACTGTCAAGCATGAACTTTCAAGTAACGAGAAATGGCAGCGAGTATCTTTTACTTTTACCACTCCTAACGACTTGGATTTCGATAACATGGAGTTCAATACGTGGGTAAAGCAAAATGGTGTTCTATACATCAGCGAGCCACAACTGGAAAAGGGTAATGTTGTAACAGATTGGAGCGAGAACCCCGAAGACATCAAAGATGGGCTGGCTAAAACTGGTATCGATATTACTGAGGGTAAGGTTAAGATGACAACGGATAATTTTGAAATTGTCAACCCAAAGACAAACGAGACATCCGCCATGATTGACGGAGATGGCAAGATTGATGCAAAGCACATCGCCGCCAAAAAGGTATGGTCTGAGATAGTCGAGACAGGAGAGATTGACGCCCAAAACGCCAAGTTCAAGAACATGCAGGTGGAGAGTGGAAGGATTGGTGGCTTTAATGTCAAGGACAACATATTGACGAACGAGAATAATGGTCTGACCGCCATCATTGCCATAAAAAATAAGCTTTTGGGAAATACCTTGTTTCTTGGGGACGGATTTGCTCCGTCTACGGGACTAAGGGCGGCAGCCGGCATCATGCAAGAAGCGTCTGAGATGTCTAGTATCATGAGTGTCGGGTTGCATGTCGGTGCAAAAGGCGGAACGCAATACAACCATGCAATATGGATGCCTGAGGGCAATATAAGGGGTTTCAGAAGATATACGACGGATATGGCGCAAGATCGAGTGTTGGAAAAAGACGAATGTGTCTTGCATGCGCTTTGGGAGAAAACAGTTTCACTTCCAAAAGACCCCGAACACGGACAAGAATATGAATTTTGGGTGTTCTCCAAATGCTGGATTAATAGCAATCATGCTAAGATAAGGCATTTTGCATCAACCCAAGGTTTCGTTACTGTTATCGAGCGAAACCAATTAGATCTCGATAGTTTTAGGGGAGTAATTAAGATGTCGTATAACAAGCCTAATAACGTATGGCTATGTGATTATTTAAAGAAATGATGAACAATTGCAACAATAACCGCGGGTTAACTCCGCTAGCAAGAAAGAATTACAACGAGGACTTTTATGTTCGCTTGAAACTCGTTGCCAATGAAATGGATATGATGTTTCCAGCAGGAGACTTTACAGCCATCTTCACTAGCACAGGTGGTGGTAGATACACATGTGGTCGTGAGAATGGAGTATTGACCAATTGTAAGGTTAATGCAGACGGCACCGCATCATGTTTTATCCAAGGTGGTCATTTGGAAGTCGGCACGCTCAAAGCAGAGGTGCGCATCATGCAGGACGACCCCAACTATCCCAATGGACAACGTAGGGATGTGCTTTTCCCCGATGGCATTATAGAACTTATCACTGGGGCTAGTTCGTTCGATGATGTGCAGATGGAAGTAGCGATGAACTACGCCATCGTATCCGCATACGAGTTGGCCGTAAAGAAAGGCTACCAAGGCACGCAGGAAGAGTTCTACGCCACGTTCTCCGAACTCACCAAGACTATGAACGCAACCAAGGAGACGGCCAAAGGCTTGCAAACGAAATTGGAAGATGTAACAGCAAAGTGGCAGGAACTGAACACGTCCATAACCAACAAGCTAAGTAACATCAGAGACGGCAAGAGCGCATACGAGTTTGCCAAGGAACAAGGGTATGTCGGTACTGTACAACAGTGGTTGTCATCACTCAAGGGAGATAAGGGCGACACAGGTTGGCTGGCGTTAGTCAATCATGGCACGTCCGACACTACATTTGTTCTAACCCCAAACGCTATGCACGTGTGGGGAGAAGTGGGGCAACTTACGCTAACATTAGGCGAGCCAATGCCAAACGTGGTGAATGAGTATGCTTTCGAGTTCCAATCACCAAGTGGAACGCCAACATCACTGTCACTCCCTGCCACGTTGAAGTGGTATAACGACTATACGCCCACCATTCGAGCAGGTAAGCGGTATCAGGCGTCTATAGTGAATAATGTAATAATCATGGGGGAGGTTAGTGTATGAATAGGCGAACATTCATGATGAAGAACAGACTAGACCAATTATGCGTTGATGGGGTGAACTACTCTGTTCAACCAGATAACGAGATATGGTACACAACTATTGATAACAATAAGTCTGATGCTGCGGCCATATTGACTGGTTATGGAGTTGATAATGATATTAAGATTTTGGAGCATGTATTTGAAAATGGGATTTGGAAGGTCAAGGCTGACCGACCTATTGTGTATATTCCTGGGAATTATATAAGAACTGCAACAAACATTGTATCAATATCTTTACCAGGTCGTGTAATAAGACTAGGTCCTTGGTCAATGGGTAATTCAAGACACATTCAAGAAACCCCTAACTTACGTACAGTTATTTTATCTAGTGTACCCAAGCTATTTCATTCAGCCTTTCCACCATTTCAGATGGGTGATTTAGATATATATATACCAAAGGAGGGTTTAGAAGAATTTACCTCAAAGGAAATATCTAAAAACCCCTCTAATAGAGTTCACGAATGGGGCAACCCAGAGCCACAACTAAATATAGTAGACCCTTATGCTAGGCAGACATTAGAAAGATTATACAATGGTAAGATGAGTATGGCGAATGTACTTAGAATAACTACATTAAACAGTACGTTTAGCTCTCCTCAATTACGTACTTTTGAAGAGTTGAAGTATTTTACTAATGTAACTTCAATGTATAGAACATTCTCACCTTGTATTAATTTGGGTGGAACAATAACAGTTCCAGCAAGAGTAAAATCTGTAAGTGTTGTTTGTTTCTTTCAAACACAATTGGAGGGCATAGAGTTTTTGGCACAAGATTTCAAGTGGTCAGCAATGTGTATACGTCAATGCAAGAATCTACGATGGGTTAAGATACACTCAGTTGAGCCGCCACAAAAAATAGACACAAACCAACTGAAGTTTGATTTTGATATTGGGAATGATACATGGAAACTATATGTGCCAGACGCCTCAGTTGAGAAATATAAATCAGACAACAATTTTTCTAATCTAGGTGAGCGGATAAGACCAATGAGCGAATTTAAAGAATAGACAATATGAGATATGTAGACAATGAGGGAAACCTCGCCCCGAATAACATAGTAGTAGACGGCATGATGGTAATCAATCCAACAGCCGAGCAATACGAAAAGGTGGGATATATGCCCTATATCGAGCCAATGCCGACAGAGGAGGAACTCTTGAACCAAGCCGTCGAAAATAAGGTGGCCGAGATTAAAGAGTACGACAAGTCCCCCGCTGTGAACTCGTTCAAGCTTAACGGCATGGATGCATGGATAAATCGAGAAGACCGCATCGGTACGCGCAGAGCTATCGAGTTGGACAAGGTAAACGGACAGACAGAAAGCGACATTTGGTTGAATGGTTTCCTCTTACGCGTAAATTGCGACCTAGCATTACAATTATTGGATGCGGTCGGCCATTACGCTTACAAGGCCTACAACTGCACACAGGCACACATCCACGCAGTGCGAGAGTTAAAATCAATCGAGGAGGTACAGAAATACGACTACAAGGTCGGTTATCCTGAGAAGTTGAACCTAAGAACGATGTGATATGGCAATAATCAGTCTAATAATTTTAGCGACATACCTAATCGCGATGGGGTTAGCGTACGGAGTGAGAGAATACGTCAGTGATAATTATTATATCGGCAAGCATCCGTGGTTGTTCTCCGTAGTCATGGCCGTAAGTGGTGGGCTGATGTTGCCACCGATGTTGGAAAAGGGCGGTGACGCTCCATTCTTGGCCTTATTCGCGGTATTCGGCTTGCTGATAGTCGCCCTTGCTCCACATTACAAGGCAGACAAGATGCATGCTGTCGGGGCTTTCACTGCGTTGATATGCGGTGTGATGTGGGCAATGTCATTCCATACGCGGATAGTGGCATGCGTGACGATGGTGTGGTGCTTCTATTGGGCGGCTAAGCTGCCAAGACCCTATTATGTGGGTGAAGTACTGGCATTCGGTCTTATTTACGGAACATTATTAATTTAAAAATAAATGCTTAAAAACAAATTATGGGAAAAGTGATTGTAATCTTATGGATGCTCTTCGCACTCTACATGCTGGTCATGGTGGCTATGATAGCTGATTTGTGGTCAGGGGTGAGGAAAGCAAGGAAGTTGGGCATTGCCGCGTCTAGCTATGGCTTCAAGAGAACCGTCGACAAGGCTGCCAAGTATTATAACCTTATGATTGCCCTGACGGTAATAGATGCCATGCACATGGCTGCCACATGGTATTTGGAAGAGTATTACCAATACCACCTGCCGATGTTCCCCTTTATAACATTGCTAGGGGCTATCTGTATCGGGCTTATCGAGATTAAGTCGATATATGAAAAGGCGGAGGACAAGGTGCGTATCGATAATGTGGCTGCATTAGCCAAACAGATTATCGTACACCGCGACAGCATGAATGAGATTGCCAATGCGGTGGGCGAATATATGAAAAAGGACAATAACGAAAAAGAAAAGGAGGAAAAGTAATGGAAATGATTAAGAACTTCTTGAAAGAGTTTAGTTTGACCAAGATGGTGTTCATCATCCTTGGCCTAGTGTTCGGATTTGTGCCGATGTTGACCGAGAGTGAGGCGGAGTACAATTGGGTGTTCGCACTCATTGCCTGTGCCATCATGTGCGCCTTTTTGGAGGCTATGCGCGCGGTGACGTCCAAGGGAAAGCGTTATGACTGGCGAAACCCTGTGTTGGCGTTAGCGGCAACCATTGTGGCGATATTCATTTGCTTGCTTCTATGAAGTTGACGGAAAGATTAGCCAAGTTCGGTGCGGACAAGTGGATGCACGTCACGGCATCCCTTGTCCTTGCCG